ACAAACGCACGAGCCTCGAACTTCAGGTCCGAGTCAACAAAAAACAGGTGCGTACAATCCTGCAATTCCTCGAAGGTGAGGAACCAGTGGGCGAACAGATTGCGGGTAAGGTCTATGAACGCCCCGCCGCGCATGACCGCAGCGGTGAAATACACTTGATAGAGCGGACAGGTAAAGGCCGCTTCCGCAAGCGACTGCGAGTAGACATCGTCCACCCGCCCGTTGTATGCCGGGGTCGCCACGTACACATGGACGCGGCGCTTTTCCTTCTCGTCGGTCTTACCCAGTTTTCGAGCCACTGTTCACCTTTTGGTTGGTTGAAAAGAGGGGCGGGTTTCAGACCCCGCCCCCCCCGGTTTGTTACGCCAGCAAGAGCGACTGAGTCGTCATGTGGCGGGAGGCCAGCTCCGGGTACAACCCGGCGAAGCCCCACAGAACGTCGATACGACACGGAACGGTGTCGCTCGAAATCGCGTACTGACGAGCAATACGCATCGAGATACCGTCCATGCTCTCACGAGCGCCCCACGCACCGTACTTGCTCACGTCCTCAAGGTCCGCCGTCGCAAAGACGAACGCATCCTCGTGGAAGAACAAGTCCTGCGCAAACGCGGTTCCCACCGCGCCTACCAGAGTCACCGCCGCGCCGGACGCCACCGTGGCACCCGACAGGACGACGTTCTGGTAGCCGTTTCCGGTGCCGGTCATGATTCCCGGCTTGACCGTCACGGCATACGCATTGGCCGCAGTCGTCAGCGTCACGTCCGACTGCACGACGAAGGTACGCAGCTTGCCCGTGTTCACCTTCGACTCGGGGTGCGCCGCATAGTGGTACGACATCGTGATAATGTCGCCCGCCTTGAGGGTCGTGGTCGAGGTCGCGCCGGTCACACTGATCGTGGTCTGAGAAACCCACGAGTTCGAGGTCGTGGTCGTGATCGCCTCGCCCGTCACCACAGCGGAACCCGCAAGGGTGCCCGTGGTGTGCGACGGAAGCAGGGTATTTTCGTACACATCGAAGCCGCCCGTGCGGCCCATCAGCCCCTCACGGTACTGCTGACGGATGTTTTCCTGCGCCTGGAACAGACCCTTTACCGCATCCATGAACTCGATCTTCGAGCCAGGATTCAGCAGGGCCGTGCGATTGGACAGCGGCGAGAGTTCCCGCGCCAACTGTGCCCCGCCCGTCTGGAAGTAGGCATAGGTCATCTTGGCGTTGGTCGTCGCATTGACGTAGTTTGGCACCAGCTTGTAAGCTGCCGTCAGGGCGTCAGACTCGATCCTCGCGGCAAGCTGCGCAACGGCAGGCTCAAGAATCCGCTTGGAGAAGTCGTCCAACTGCATCGTCAGTTCGACCGTGGTGAAACTCACGTCCACGCCATACTGCGATGACACGGTGAGAGGGGTCGAGCGTTCGATGTGATCCTGCGCCGACAGCGTTGCGCCCGTGCGGACGCTGTACTTCGACGGCATACGGACGTTGAGGGTCGTGCCGATCTTAGCCCCACTTTGGGCGAAGCGGTCGTCATACTGCCTGTTCACATTACCGACGAAGTTGAGCTTCTGGTGCAGAATCCTCAGGGCTTCGCGGGTAATCATGGTAGGCGTAAGAATACTGTTAGCCATCTTCAATTACCTTCTTTTTCGAGTTTGCTTTTCCCGCCACCTGAGCCACTCGTCCATCGACATCTTATCGGGGTCTTTCTCGACCTCGGCTTCTGTCGCTGAAATCTTCGGTGGGGGTGGGGGAGCCGTAGAGATGGGCTTTCTGGCTGGTCCGCCGGAGAGTTTAGCCTCCAGCTTCCCGAACTCCCTCGCAGCTTGCGTGGGGGACAGGGAATACAGCGTGCGGGCGATGTCGGGATTCTCGGCTAGGTGGTAGGCCACCCTCGGCCCGATGTCGCTTTCGGCAATCATTTCGACTACCGTGGCCGACAGGGGCAGGGAGGGGTCATAGACCTTATCCGCATAATCCTCGTACTCCGAGGCGAACTCCGCTTCCCGCTGCTTGAAGGACTTGACACGGCTTTCCTGTGCTACGGCTTGGCGCTCTTGTTCAAAGATAGCCTTTGCCTCAGCTTTTGTCAAGTTCCGTACATAGTCCGTCAGGGCGGCTTGGTACTTCGTCTCGTCGTAGCCAAACTCTTCCAGGGTGGGGGTCTTGTCCGGCGCTTTCTGCTCCGGTTCGACCCTGTTCCCCTTCAGGATTGACAGTAATTCGTCGTTTCTGCGCTCCGCTTCGCGCCAGTTCCTAGTAAGCTCATCTATCCTGCGCTGAAAGCCGCCGGAGGGCTTCTTGGGTTTCTCCTCGGGAGATTCCTCTTTTACCTCTGGTTTTTCAGCATCCCCGGATTCGGGAGCGGTGGCTGGTTCCGCTTTCTCCACTTCGGGAGTAGCAGCCTCGGCAGGTTCTTCGACCTGAAGTTCTTGGTCAGTCATTGCGCCTCTCAGCGTGATTTTGCCCCGTGAACCCCACGGGTAGGGTTAAGCCGCCATCAGGAGTAGATAGATGAACTCCTCTTCGTCCTTTCTGCGGCGTATTAACGCTCTTAGGGCTGCGTCTATCGACAACAGCCGCGCCAGCTCGCTTTCGGCCTGCTGTAACTGCAAGCCCTCCACGAACCGACGAAATTCTGCTTCCCTGGCGACCCCCTCCTCGATAATCGAGCGGAGATCGGCCAGATAGTCGGCCCCGACTTCCTCGGCGGGTGTTGCTTCCTCGCCACGGATGAGGGCCGATATTTCTTCTTCGACCGCCTCTTCGAGCTTCCTGCGCTCGTCCTCCCGGCGGTACATTTCCTGTTCGTAGCGGAAGTAAGCCGCCCATCCGCCTGTCGGTTGCTCCGTCTCGGTCGTGGAGACAGAGAGGGTCGGAGCGTACCCGGTGAAGACCCCAGACCCCGCATCGGGCGTTGCGGTAAGGTCTTGCGGGTTGACAGCGACAGGTACATGGCCTGAGAAGGCCGCAGAGCCGCTATCGGGCGTGACCCACTGGTGTAGAGTGGGTACCCCAACAGGGGCGCTACCGGCTCCTGTGAGGCTCCCAGCGTCAGGGGTGATCCACTGGTGGGCGGTTAGTCCCAAGCTGGGACTCAGCCCGGCGAAGTCTCCCGACCCCTCTCCAACAGGAATCCACTGGTTTGCGGTCTGCGCCAGGGTGGGGGCGAGGCCGCTGAAGACCCCTGTCCCCGCGTCGGGCTGCTTGGTGACGCTTGCGCCGTTCTGGGCGACGGGGATCTTGCCCGCAAACGTCCCCGCCCCGGCATCAGGCGTAATCCAATGATTCGCCGTCTGAGCGAGGGTGGGGGCTTCCCCTGCCGCCGTGATCGCCCCGGCATCCGGGGTAATCCACTGATTGGCCGTCTGGGCCAGCGTGGGAGCCGCCCCTGCGAACGTACCGGCCCCCGCATCCGGGGTCTTGGTGATATTCGCGCCAGTGTTGGCGACCGGCTCAAGCCCCGCAAAGGTACCCGCCCCCGCGTCGGGGGTGATCCAGTGGTTTGCTGTCTGGGCCAGCGTGGGGGCAGCGCCGTCGAGCGAGTTCTGGCTCGGTGTCGGCAGCGCCCACTGGTTCGCGGTCTGAACGAGGGTCGGTTCCAGGCCGGAGAGGGCGCTCTGCCCGGTCCCCACGTCGATCCACTGGTGGGCCGTAGTGGCGGCGGTCGGAGCCGCCCCAGCGAACACTCCCGCCCCCGTACCCGGTGCTGCGCTCCACGTCTGGGCGAGAGCAGGAGCAGCCCCCGCAAACACCCCCGTCGCCTGAGCGGGAGAGCGGGTGACGTTGGAGTCCGCCGCTTCGAGGTTCAGCCCGAACAGCAGCAGGTTGCCGCGTACGGGCGCCCATATTCCGGGGATCGCCCCGGTGAAGGTTCCAGCCCCCGCTGCCGGGGTGCGCCACTGGTTCTCCGTCTGAGCCCTGGTCGGCGCTGATCCTGCGAACGTCCCGGTGGCCTGCGCCGGGTTGCGGTTCGTATTGAACGCAATGACACTAACGGTCGGTACGTTGTCGAACGTCACCGCCGTCGAGGTGGACGGCGACAGCATTCGGAAGGTAATCGTGTTACCGACCGCAACGCTGTT